ACTTGGCCAAAGAACTCAATCTTTTGTCCTACACCTGTGCTGCTACGCGATTTCATACACTGGATCTGATACTTGCCACGTTCACGCATGGCTCTTGAAGTAAAGATACCAAACACGTTGTCTGCTGTGTTGATCTTACTAATACCACCCGAGATATGACTGTGATCAAACTCAATTTCTTCTACAGCACTACGATTCAACTGTGACGCTGTCACAAACAATACATTGAGTTCTTTGGCCAAGTTACGCAATTCTTCACTCACATATTTGTCTTTGACAAACAAGTCATTTGGTGATACTTTTGCACTCACAGGCATCAGCAAGTCCAGGTAATCACACATGACAAAATCTACCTTGAGTCCTGTTTGTACCTGCACTTCTTTGATATAACTGCGTATGTCATTGATGTTACTTTGCGCTGGCAGGGCTTTGATACGATATTGTCCAGCTTTCTTGCTCACAAGTTTGACCTTGAGTTCAGTTTGATCTATGTCCTTGCGGATTTCTTTGGTGCTCATGCCTGCCAACATGGCATCAGTTCTCAGGGCACACAGTTCTTCACTCAATTCTAAACTGATATACACACCAGACAGTCCGGCCTGCAACCAACTTAATGCTATGTTCATCATGACCAAGGATTTACCCGATCCAGATCCGCCAGCAAATATATTCAATTCGCCGCGGCTGAATCCACCATACAAGATCTTGTCCATCTGTGGCCAGCCTGTTGACACTTGTCCGCCGCTATTAAAGTATTTGTTGATACGTGCTTTGGGATCTGACCAGTAGTCTGTGCCCATGTCCTTGGTCAAGCTGATCTGCACAGCATCCTTGATCAGTTTCTCTACCGGATCGTACTCGCCCTTTTCCAACAAGTCTGCACTCTTTAGGATCGCACGTTCCAGTTCCTGGCGTCTAGTAAAGCCTTCAAACTCGTCCATGAACCATTCAAAGTGTCCATCGTTTAGATCAGTAATATGATTCAGTCGCACACCTGTGCTGGCTGCAATCTGTTCTGTAGTAGGCAGGGTCTTGTGATCGTCACTGTGCCGGGCAATAAACTCGGCCGCAGGACGCAGGCTTCTATCAAAGTTTTCAGGATTGTAAATGTTCTGCACACGCACATACGACTCTGCGTCTTGCAACATCATTTCTAAGAATAGTCGTTGGACCTCAAGTCCGTAGTCTTTTAACAAGTTGTTTCTTCCTTAGTTCTATTTTAATTTTACTGGTTTCTCTGGCCTGCATGATAGTTATCAAAGTTGCTACCTTTCCCCAACGAATCACAGCATCGTTGACATCTTTGACATCCGCAGGCCAGTCTGGCATGCTTACACTCCAGCCCAGTTCTACTGCACGGTCCACCAACTTCATTCCGGCTTCGTCTTGATCCGGAACTACAATGACTTCACGATCTAAACTGCGTACGAGTCTGACCTGTGCATCGTTGATCTCAGCATGCAACACGGCCAGACCACCTATGCTGAGTGCATCAAACACACCTTCAACCACTATGGCATAGCGCCAGTCGGCACCCTGTAAGTCTGTGCCAAACACATAGCCAGGCTGTGTGTCGTGTATGTACCGGGGTTGTCGATTGTCCAGCATGCGGCTGCTGTAACCTACCACACGATTGTCATATGTAAATGGCACTATGACCTGCGGGCGAGTCCAGTGTACACTATCATTTTCCAGCACAGTCATCACAGGATAGTCTTCGGGCACACCACGACTTCTCAAGTAATCCCAGTGCGGCGAGTGCTTGGTTGTGACCAGTTCTGCGGCCGGTGGTAAGTCGCGTTCCTCAAACTCTATGCCTTGCAAGGTATTGCCAAGACGTTGCCGATCTGTAAGCAGGCCTTCCATGCTACGATGCCGCAGGCTTTCCAGATTGATACGTTCTATTTCTTCTGCTGGCACACCCAACCATGACATGAGTTTGCGTGCTTTGAAACTGAGACTACGTCCCAGGATAAAGCTGGCAGTGTATCCACAGTTGAAGCAGTGATAACTCCATCCAGCATCTGAAGTTTTGATACCACCTCTACTGCGGCGATCTCGGCTTTCGCCATTGTGCTCACAACAGGGTGCATTGAAACTGATCCAACCAGAAGCACTGGGCTTGCGTCGTGCGGGCAGATAAGAGATCACATCAATCATGTTGTTATTATAACATGATTTTTGATTTAGATCAATATCAAATTGGATTAACGGTAAAGTAAGTCTACGGCATAACCTGTGGTTATGCTCACAATGGCACCTTGGCTCTGTGGTGGAACCGGATAGGCAGCTGTGTTAACACCCCCGGCGGGCACTGGCCAATAACCACTGCCACCATTGGTCACATTGATTCCGGTAACAACTCCGTCGGCATTGATCGTGGCTTCGGCCGTGGCTCCGGCGCCGTTGCCAATGATATCAATTCTGGGCGGAGCCAAAAAACCGCTACCCCCATTGGCCACTATGATGCTGTCTACCACTCCATCCACACAAATTGCATAGGCTAGAGCCGGCACTCCAGGAGGATTGTAAGTGGCAAAGATGCTGTTGTTGAAACACACTCTCAACAACGGATGCCACCCAATTACCGTGAGTTCAATGGTTTGATACTCGTTGAAATGTGTGGTGCTGTCAGTGACATTGTACCAAATACTTTGATAGTTTTCAGCGGCCTGTACCTTGAGGGTACCTGTGTAACCTATCAAGGTCATTTGAATTGTGGTCACAGGACCACGTGGCTCAATGAAACTGCTGAAGAATTCTGTGTTGAACCAGCTGTTGTAGAGGCTAGAACTGATGCCAGTGGGGTTGCCAGACCAGTAAGGATTACCGCCGGGCCAGTTGCTGTAACCGGCACCGTCGTAGCTGATCTGGTTGGTTATTTCCATTGTGGGGATTGTGAGTTCGGCGCTGGGAACAAATTCGGGCAATACCGAATTTACAATATCCACTGGAGCTCTTGCACCGGCTTGTGCGTCTACAAATACTGCTTCAGTGAGTCCACCTGTTTGTGTGCGTGCTATGCTGTAGCTGGCTGGTTGTGCCTGAACTGCCAAGAGTTCAGCAGTGGTCAATGTGACCTTGGCGCGGCCTGTGGCAGCACTCAGAGTGACCATGGGAGCTTCCAATAGAATCTTGTCTCCAGCCTGGCTAATTGCACGGAATACAAATGTGCTACCGGTAATGTTGACAGGCTTTTGATCTTGATTGATGAATTCAAACAAAATCACATTGTCAACACCTTTGTTAATTGTTAGTTTTTTAGCGTACACAGGATCCCACCTATATGTGAATGTAGAACCGTCGCTGGTGTCCAGGAGCAGGACTCGAGTGCGTTGCTGGTACAGATAAGCGGTGGTTGAATACATACATGCTATTTAGCGATTGTACAACCATGACGGAAATTGGTTATAAATACCCCAGATGGCCAACGATATATTCAAACAACTAGCAGAAAAATATCCATTTATAACCCTGTGCGTGTACGCCAGCACAGAATATGTGGGTATCATACAAAATCAAGATGACTCGATTACCACGATCTACGACTTTGGAAACATACAAGATCTAAAAAGTAAACGGCGTTTTTTAGAATTGGCCAATGTTTGGTGGTGGGAATCAAACCGCAGCATACCCATAAACATATTCTTAAAAACTGAATGGGATCCGTTCCGTATGTGTTTGCGTACTTTTGTCAACAAAGATCTACAAATCTTGCACGGTCCGATATGCAGTCTCAGTGAGATGGCCCGTAAAAAAAGCAAGAGAAAATCAATTACTCTAGTCCGGCGTGTTGATTAGATTCATGTGCAGGACCACCAGGGCCGCATAAGAAATTGCATGACTCTGCTTGAACACAAATCCTCGGCTGCTATCACCGTCCCAAACAGATCGGAATACTTGGTCCCAGGGTTGGTTTTGCAAGTGTGCTTTGCCAGGACGGATAATACTGATAAATGCTGCCATTCTGGGAATACTGTCGGGTCGCATTGATTTAAGCAATTCTGTGTAGTTACCAATGTGTGCCAATTGTTTGGCCCACTCTGGGTCAGTCCACAATCTGGACCACGGTGGATCCTGATCCAAGACTTGTTTGTAATGCTCAGGACTTTGGATCAACTGATACACTGTCATGTTCAATAGATCTATCTTGAAGTAGCCTAGTTGTTCGGCTGTTTCATAATCTATGGCTGCACAGGACTCAACAGGATCCACAGGTATATCTGTGACATACACTCCACTGTTATGACGTCTTGCCTGCCCTTGATGTAGTTGACGTGCCGGCGTGGCTTTGATCAATTTCAGTAACTGATCTCTATCTGCCAAGTCTATGTCAATGTCTGCACTCATTACCAACCTGCTTTCTGTAACATTTCTCGAACATATTCCTGATCAGCCACATAGTCTGAAAACTTTTTCATCCATACTTCACTATCTATGTAGGACCAGACCATGGCTATCTGGCTGGCATCCAGCTCACCCAAGAACTTCTGCCCGCTTTCACAATTATAAACTATCCAGGCACTGATGCGACCAGTGGTCACAGCATAGACCATGGCATTGGTATTGCCGTAACGCAAACAGTCCTCAGCAGGATTGCCGGTCTGCTCGCTCCAATCTATAGCAAACTCCATGGCTCGGGCCAAGGCATCATTGACATTTTCTACACGCAAGTAGTCTACCAAGTATTCGGTATACATGGTATCTCGTCCCCAGTGATCGATCTTCTTGTTGTGTTTGAGCAACCATTCCATGAATCTAGCCGGATTAACAGCCCGGGTATCTACACAGTATCTACCAAATTTCACAAAGGCACGATAGTAAGGACTGGCCGCAAAGTCTTCAAAGGTTTTTAATCGAGCACTGCCCTGTGACATTTCATAGAACTTCAAGTAGGCCTGCAGGCCCAGTTGTACTCCACGCTCGTCTTGTTCTTGAAATCGCCGTTTGGGTTCGCAAAGATGGATTGCTAATGTAGTTTCCTTAGCAAATCCTTTCTTACAGTATTGACACGTGTATAAGGTCATTTTTTCTTGAAAGTTGCGAGATTAGCTATTGTGTTTGCGGTATCTGTCATTTCTTCTTAGCTTCTTGTCTCTTGTGTTAATGTATTCAAGTTATATTTTTTTATATAATCTAACAAAAATGTGTTAAGTGGGTCGTGCTCTCCTGGCAAAGGGTGCCT